CTTGTACAGATACTTTTCTAACTAATGACATAATGTCATCTTTTTCCCATGCTGTTTTAACAATATCATATACAAAATCTGGTACTGCTACTGTTGATGATGATCCTGTAATAGTACCAGCATTTTCTGATAATAATGCTCTCATTTCTTCATTATTACCTTTTACATATTCTGCAAAAGCATTAATATACTTTTCAGAGTTTCTAAATTCTTTCATTTCTTCATTCATACTTTTTACCTCAACTTTCTTTACTTCTTTTACTGCAAGAGATTTTTCTTCCATTTCTTTTGCAGTTTCTTCATTTTTTTCTTGTTCAGCTATTTGTTCAACTTCTTCATTTAAAGCATCAGCTTCTTTTTCTAATTCTTCTACTTGTTCAGTAGTTTCAGCATTTTCAACTTCTTCTCTAAGTTCAACTTTTCTAGCTTCAATTTCTTCTTTTCTTGACATAATTGCCCTCCTTATATTTTTAGTTCTTTAAAGGCATCCTATATTCCTATTCAGCTCTCCAGCTGTCTATTAATACAACTTAGTTGCTCTCCAGCAACAAAAAAACATCTCTCCAGATGCTTTTCCATAATTGTTTAACCTAATTTTGCTAATACTGATTCTTTTAGCTTTCTTAGTTCTTCTAATCTTTGTTTTTCTTCATGTTCTTTTCTTATTTGTTCTCTCCTAGCTAAGAAATCACTATTATTAATATCTCTTGCTACTGATACATCAGTTGCATTGTAAAATGGTTGATCTACTACTGATACATCAAATAATTTACCTATTTTAGTAATTGTTCTTGTATCAGTATCATAATCATATGTATCTTCTTCTACAGTGAATGCAAATGATTGTTTATCTATTAATTTACTTTTTACAGCATTAAATATATTTTTATGTTCTGTAATATCATCTTGTAATGTAGCATCCATAAATAAACCTTTATCATCTACATCTAGTTTTAATGATTTATTTCTAGTTCTTGCTAATACCATAAATGAATCATTGTGATTATATCTAAGAACTACATCTGACATATCAGCTTCATCAAATGCTGTAGGTGCTATTATTTCAGTATATCCATATGTTTCTGGACTATTGAATACTGCTGCATAACCTTTAATTTCCATTTTTCCTTCATCTGTATCTTCTGCCCTGAATTGTAAATCTAACTTTCTAATTTCCTTCTCCTTCATCTTCATTTCCTCCTTCTTCATTTGTGTTATTAGTATCAGTAGAATCATTACCTAACTGGTAATCATTAGCTATATTACTGTCTATATGGTTTAAATCTTGAAGTATAACATCTCCATCTTCTCTTGGTGCTAAATTAAATACTTCTCTTAATTCATTTACTGTCATAATGTTATTTGCATTTTTTAATAATTCTATTTTTGTCTTATTACTTGCATATTGTAATCTATTACTTTCAAATAATATTTCATGTCCAAAATACTTTTGTGTTGAAGTGAATATTTTATTTGAAAACTCTAGACTCATTTGTAATCCTATAGGTTCTAATATTGATTCATAAAAAGCATTCCATTGATCTTCTGAATATTTAGATTGGATAATTTCTTCACTTATACCAAAATAAGATAATAATTTATCATCTATGCTCTTTACTTGACTATCACTAGCTGTAGTTGGCTCTATTTTTACAGGAGTAAAATCTGTTGTTGCATCTAATCCACCTATTCCAGATTTATCTCCACCTTTAACAAAATCAGAAACAAATTGATCTCTCATTTTCTTAACATCTTCTGGTTTTAACATTGCCTTTGTAGATTTGATTACACCTTTAATTGATTGAGTAGTTTTAATTGCATTTACAATTCCTTCATCTAATACATGTTTAATAGATAATGTTTTTATAATTGGTTTAGGACTACCACCAAATAATCCATCTTCTCCTACAAATCTTGTTAAATGAATACAATCATCATATGCTACAAATCTTTCTTTAGTTCTGCCAAACTTGAACTTTAACCATATTTGTCCTTTATATTCATAATATTTTCCTTCACTAAAATTTAATGGATATAATCCTGTTACATTCAAATTTTCATCTCTTTGAACATAAATAAAAGAGTCATTATATAACTCTAAATTACTTATTACTTGATAATAAAATTGATAAGCATTTTGAACTTCATTAGGTCTTTTAGCTAACAAAGAATACAAATTATCTTTTAAATTTTCCATTTTACCAGCAAAGTTTCTTATATGTCTAGGATGCATTTTAGCTCCATTTCTTGCTATAGCATCTATGCACTTTAATACATCAGGATCATTTTCAAAATCTCCTTTATATGGAGTAAATACAGCTTTTCTATCATCTAATATTTTTACTTCTGTTGCTGTTTCTGGTGCAGTTGTATTCTTATCATTACCAAATATGTTGCTAAACCAACTTCTTAGTTCCATTATTTAACCTCCTCACTAATATAATTTAAGTATTCTTGTTGTCTATTGATATAAATGACATATGCATCCATTAAAGAGGCAGCTCCATCAATTCTTTGCCTTGCTTTTTCCTTTGATAACATAATGTTTTCATTATCATCAACTTTAACTACAACATTTGATAGATTCCACTTTAAAATAGGATTATTGTTATAATTTATCTTTTTATCCATTAAATCAGCTTTCATTTGTTTTAATGGTGCTGATTCAGTCTTATAACCTTGTCTTATTTCTTGCATTGTAAATCCATATGAAGTCATTTCATCACACCAAAATTGAGCATTCCAACTATCATAACCTACCCATAATGGTCTTAAATCATTTTTTTGAACTTGTTCCAAAAACCATGATGTTACATCATGATAATCAATTTTGGATGTTCCTGATAATCTTAATAATCCATTTTTTAACCATTTATCATATGGGATTTTATCTTCTGTAACTTTCTTTTCTAAAAAGTTAGCTGGAATCCAATACATTTGCTTTATTCTAATTTTTCCTTTTACAACACCTAATAATGTTGCACAAGTTAAGTCTGTGGTGCTTGATAAATCACATCCACCAATGCAGTAGCAATCTTTCCAATCAGAATATATTTCTTCATTATTCAAATCTTCAAATGTAAGCCATGCATTTATACTATTTTGTCTTACATTAAAGTCTTTACATAATAAGTTGACTAACTCTATTGGATTATTTTTAGCTCTTTCTACTTTTTCTCTTAAATTCTTTATTGATTTAATTTTGCCTAATGCTGGATTAGCTTTATACCAGCATTCTTCATTTGTCCATTCTTTTTCATTGTCTAATTCATAAATAATTGGTAATAGAACATCATCTTGTATTGAACCTTCTATTACTTGTGCAGCATAGTCATATTCAATATCAAATACATTTTGTCTTACAGTTCCCATAGTAGAAGTTTCTAATAATAATGGTTGTTCTCTTGCACTCATAGAATCATACATAACATCTAATAAATTTTTATCTTTCCATGCATGGACTTCATCAGCAACTACTAAATGTGCATTTAAACCATCTAGTGAATTGCTATCACTTGCTAATGCTCTAAATGATGAATCTGTAGCATCATAATATATTCCACCTATTAGACATCTTATTCTTTTTGCTAGAGATGGACTTTTTTTTATCATTTTCTTACTTTCTTCCCAAACAATTTTTGATTGATCTCTTTTAGTAGCTATGGAATATATTTCTGCTCCACCTTCTCCATCTTTAGTAAGCATAAAATTAGCTATTCCAGAATCTAATACAGATTTTCCATTTTTTCTAGCAACAAATAATATTGCTTTTCTATATTGTCTAAAACCTGTATCTTTATCTACAAATCCAAACAATGCTTGTAGAAATGCTTTTTGAAATAGTTCTAATTTAAGTGGTTTTCCATTCCATTTGCCTTTAGATTGTCTACAATATTTTTCTATAAAATGAATACATCTTAAAGATTTTTTTTCATCAAAAATATAAGTATGATTTTCATTTTCTCCTGTTACTTTATTAAAAAAAGAAACCTTTTGTGGTTTCTTCAATTTTTTTACTAAATTTTTATATACTGTCTTTACTTTTATTCCAACTTTATTTGGATTTTTTTTAATCCATTCATAGTATTCTTCAATATATGTCATAGTTCATCATTATCAAAATCATCAAAATTATCAGATAATTCTTTAGGAATTAATTCATATACTTGCTTTATAGTTGAATTATAATTTTTTATCATTGCATTGTATTGAGTAATTGCTGGATTAGCTCTATCAATAAAATATTTTCCTTGATCCATCTGTGTAACTACTCCATTTTTTGTAATTTCACTTTTTAATTTTGCCATTGTTTTTTTCATGAACTCTAATTCTTTAATTAAAGCTAATCCTAACATAGACTTATCTTCTGGCATCTCATTTAACACATTTTTAACTGCTTTGAAGTTAATTGCTTTACTTTTAGTCATTTTACTGCTCCTTTCACAAATTATGGGGGTATTTGCATGAATTTGCACATTTTTCAAAGGCCCTTGCCTCGGTTTCCCATTGGTATATAATGGAATGCTAAGCAGGGGGGCTAATTTTTTTTGATTAGCTCCCCATTTTCATTAAACATTAATCCAGATCTAGTAACTTGATCTTTATGGTGTTCTTCTTCATGACAATCTTTGCAAATACCTTCTAAGTTGCCTTCATCTAATGCTATTGAATCATCATAAACATTTATATTATCCAAATATATTTTATGATGGACTATTCCTGTTCTTCTTTTTTCTTTTGGAATCCATTTACTAATACCATCAACATATACAGGTTTACCACATCTATTACATAATAGGTTTTGTTTCAACCAAACATTCTTTCTTACTTGTTTCCATGCTTTAGAATTATAAAAATCTTTTCTAACTCCATAACTCATAATTATTTCTTTTTAATTATTTTTTTTATTTTAGTTTCTACTATTTTAGCAGTTTCTTTTTTTTCTTCCTTATCTTCTACTTTAGCAGTTTCTACTTTCTTTTCTTCAGCTCCTATGATTTCTCCTACTCCAGCTTCTACTAATTGTCTAGCTCTTTCTTTTGATACATTTTCTAATACATCTTTACCAGCAACCATATTTTGCTTTTTTTCTGTATCAAAATAATTTTTAATAACTTTTACTTTCATAATATCCTCCTATCCAAATAATCTTCTTACATCTTCTTCAGTTCCTATTTGTTCATTTTCTTCTACTGAACTAATTAGAATATTCATTAAAGATACAAAAGACATATCTTTCATTTCTTCAATAGATATTCCTAATCTCTTTGCTAATGCTATAACTTCATATTCATCTACAGGTTCATTACTTTTGTTATTGTGGGGAAGTTTCTTATATTCCCCTTGAAATGGGTGCTACTGCTAATGATATTACTTCATTAATCCAATTAGTATTATCAAATAGTCCATCAATACCTTTTAAGAAATCTTCAAATGTAGTAACTTGACTTGGATCTGCTTCTTCTATCATTACATAAGATATTCTTAATACTATATCAGTTAAGTCATCAATAGATGTTATCATTTCAGATTCTTCTTTATCTTGTAATTGAGTTAGATCTTGTAAATCTTTTAGTAGCTTCCTTCCTGTGTCATTCTTATACTTGAATTGAGTATAAGCACTAGACTTCATTTCATATTCTTTATTCCCTATCTTGATTATCCTTTTCATTTTTCCTCCTTTGACATTCTGGTGTCTTATCAACCCACATAGCATAATGCCGAAATAAAGACACCCTTTCCCATCCATATAGGCAGTCCTTCCCACTTTATGAATACCATTAAGAATAGATAGCAAAAAAATTAATCAAAAAATAAAAGGGAAATTAATATGAAAAAAACTATCTATTCTTAATGCTACTCAAAAAGAGTAGCAATCAAAGGCACTTCCTCAAATGATAGGATGCAGCAGGTGTCCTTTTATAGACACCAGTAGGAATAGATAGAATTACTTAAATCAGATGCTAACGGTCAAAATAATTTATCTGTTCCTAATGCTATCTACAAACATCTTTTTTTATACTTATATTGTATTAATGGTTTTCCTTTTGAATTTTTATCCCATTTATGAACTTTCTCAAATTCAGTTAATAAGTATTCTATTATTTCTCTTTGTTCTCTTGTAGGTTCATATTCTTGTTGATTTACATACTTAAATATCCTGTTTATAGCATTATATGTTTCTATGTCTTTATACTCTATTAAGTGAAGATACTGGTGTGCAGGGCAACGGGCATCAAAAGACACCCGTTACTTATCTCCTGTTTTCCTTGGTTTTCTCGCTTTACTATGTGATGAAATGTTAAGTCTTTTCTAACAAGTCGATAGTTCATCCAATCCATATTTGATAATGGTTGATAAATTTTTAACATCTCTCTTGTTATTTGTTTCATATCCACCCACCAAAAAAAGCAGTATCTCTACTGCTCTACAATTATCTACAATACCATATTAGCATATATAATATGGGAAATGTGGGAATTATTACTTTCTTAAGTAACTTCTTAATTTCTTTGGTATAGTTGTTCTATCATAATTCATCTTTTCAGCTACCTTCTCCCAACTTAATAAATCTAGAAATCTATATCTCATTATTTGTCTTATTTCACTATCTTCTACTGATTCAATATAGCTTTCTATTTTCAGATATTCTTCTAATGCTGATACTCTTGCACTTATCCATTTCTCTATTATAACTACTCTTTTTTCTTGGATAGATTCAGTTGATGTTATTCCTGATATTTCTTTATCTAGTTTAGTTGCAGATACACCATATCCAAATTCAGCAAGTCTTTCTTCTAAATCTTTTATTTCTTTTCTTAACCAATAATATTTACTTAATTCTTTTTCAGTCATTTTTCTATCCCCTTTTTTATTTGCTTTCTTTTACTATTATTACTAATGTTACACATATTATAAAAGTAATTGCTATTGCTACCATCAGATCATCTCCTTTTCAATATCATTATTACTAACTCTGCTGTTGTTCCTATCAATAATATTATGCCTGTGATTACTAACATTAAACTAATTAAGTCCATATTTTTCTCCTAATATTGCTTGTAATTCATTTTTTTCTTTTGTGTCTATCCATACTGCTTTATCTAAATACTTTAATGCACTTTTAATTTGTTTCTCCATTAATCCTATTTTAGTTTTGCTTCTTATTTCATTTGCTTTTCTTAATTGTTCTTTTAAGTCCTTTATTTGTCCTGACATTTCTACATTTGATTTATACATACTATCAAACATTGATTTCATTTCATTATACCTATGTAATTTATTTATCTGGTCTAATATTCCTAATAGCAGATTATATGAAATTATTGTTTTACCTTTTTTCTTTGCTGATGCTGATTTATGATATAGCATTTTTTCTATAGTTTCTAAATCCATTTATTTCTCCTTTATCATTCTTTTTACATAAGGTTTTTCAAATTCTACATACATTACACAAGCATTGTCTTTTGTTATCATTGCTTCTTG